ACCCGCGATGCCATCAGCTTTGCCAGCCAGATCACCAACGTTGAAACCCTGCGTGCTCAAACCACGTTCGGCAACATCATGCGTGGTCTGAATGTGTACGGCTACAAAGTCACCAAGCCCGAAGCTCTGGTGGCTGGCTACGTCTGCAAGTGATCTTCACCTGCTGACCAAGAGGGAGGGGTTCGCCCCTCCCTTTTCTTTTGGAGAGGATGAATGCAAAAGCTTCTAAAACAAAAAACTTCTGGCCACATCTACGTCTGGACTGCGGCCCTGGCCCAGCGCGACGACATGGAGCCGTACGAGCCCCAGGCCAAGCCGGCCCAGGAACAAAACCCCAACGAAAATTCAGAGACAGCGAAGCCGGAAATCAAGGAAAGCCTTGGTATTCAGGACGCCCTCGAGGTGTTCAAAAAAGAGGCAATCAAGCCGGTACGCAAGCCCAAACAACAGGCGGGTGAAGCATGAAGGTCTTGGACGTCATTTCAAGGGTTCGATCCATTCTTAATGATGCAGATGCTACTGGTTATCGTTGGACCGACCAGGAGCTGATCGACGCCGTCAATGACGCCCAAGGCGTGATCGCGATCTATCGCCCAGACTGCTTTTCCGTCAACCAAGTGATCACCCTGGTTGCCGGATCCAAGCAGTCGATCCCTAGCCCCGGCTATCGTCTCCTTGACGTGATCCGCAACATTGCGCTCAACGGAACTTCGCCTGGCCGATCCATCCGCCCAACCGATCGAGACACCCTTGATGCTTTCGACCCTTACTGGCACACCAACGCGCAAAAGGGCGAGATCAAGAATTCTGTCTACGACGAGCGCAGCCCGACCGTCTTCTGGGTCAACCCTCCAGCAATTGTCGGAACCAAGATCGAGATCATGTATGCCAAACGCCCGACCGCGTTGACGGCTGCAAACGACGACCTCGCAATTGCTGACTCGTATTTTGAGGGCGTCCTGATGTATGTCCTGTTCCGAGCGTACGCCAAGGAAGCGGATTTTGCCGGCAATGCCCAGCTCGCCTCAAGCTATCTGTCGCTTTTTGCTTCGATGATGGGGATCAAGCTTCAGAAGGATGTCGCGTTTGGCATGTCGATGAACCGCAAGGGCGCGGAAAGCAATCCCGCCTCAATCCAGGCTGGAGGCGTCTGATGGCCGCGTATGAAAAGTTCTTCCCCAACATACTGCCCGAGGTTCCTGGCGCGGCGGAGGCGATCGTTGAGAACGCCGTGCGAAATGCAGTAATCGAGTTCTGCGAGAAAAGCTTAATCCTGCAACGCGATCACGATCCAGTCACTTTGGTTCAGGGGAACGTGGATTACGATCTTGAGCCGCCAAGTGGATATTTGGTCGTCAAGGTTATGAAAGCCTGGTTGGAGAACAACCCGCTTGATCCGCTGGCCCCTGACCTCGTTCGTGAGGCCGCGGTCTACAACCGATTGTTTAGTTCGTACCAAAGCGCCAACAGTACGCCAAGGGCTTATCTCCAAAAAACGGAGCGGACAATTTCCGTTTGGTATCCGCCTGAGAAGGACTATATCAACGGCCTGACTTTGCGGGTTGCGCTTAAGCCCACTCGCGCCTCCTCCAGCGTGGAAGACGTCATCCTCGAGGACTACGCCGAGGTGATCGCAAGTGGTGCTTTGGCGAGATTGATGATGAGTGCGGGTAAACCCTATACCAACATTGAGATGGCAGCGGTTCACAAGGGGTTGTTCCAGCAGGGGATCAACCTTGCTCGGTCCAGGGCTCTGCATGGCCAGGTCCGCTCCAACCTGAGCGTAAAGCTGCGGAGGATTTGAGATGGCCGAGAAAATTGCATTTGTACGGGGCGACACAAAGCCAAACCTGATCGTTAGTTTGACCGATTCCGTGACCGGGGCGCCGATTGACTTAACCGGCGCAACGGTTCGCCTGCGGTTTCGCAAGGTTGGGGCAACCGTACTCAGCGCAACGCTGACCGGCGTCGTGACAAACGCCACGGGTGGTGTCGTTACGTTTACTCCCGCTGACGCTCCGCAAATGCTGACGGGACCCGCTGGCGATTACGAAGGCGAGGTTGAGATCACTTTTGCGGACGGCAGCACGCAGTCCGTGTATGACATTTTGAAGTTCAAAGTGCGCGAGCAGTTTTAATGAAGGTAGAGGCCAGGCAGATTCGGGCAGGGATTGTCGTCACAAACCCGGTGGCGCAAACCAGCTACGTCTCTCTGGCCGCATCTGCCGGGTCAGTCGTCATCCCGGCTGCGTCGATTTCGCACATCTTCATTGCGGCAGTGGCCGACAGCAGTCCAGGCATTTATGCCGACACTTCGTATCAGCTGATCAACGCCGCAGTTTCCGCCCTCAATCCCAAAGGGTACGAGTACTACGTTGACGCAATCGTCACGACGGACAACAAGGTTATCAGCCTCAGCAAGCAAGTCACCGACTCCATCTCTATTCAAGAGTCCCTGGCACGCTCGATCTTTAAGGTCGTCCAGGATTCGGTTGTTGTGGTTGACCAGCTTACGGCTCTCTTGACCGCCATCGAATCGTTCTCTGAACAGTTCGACTTGACTGAAGCCGTTGCGCTGTCTGTAACGAGGCCGCTGAGCGACACTGTCTCTGTCTCGGATTTGTTTTCCAAGCAGTTTGCGAAGCAGTCCTTCGACACGATCTCCGTATCTGACTTTGGCAGTGGAGTGTCCCAGGGATACGTCGATCTAAGTTATTTTGCCCAGGACTATGTCGGGCAGTCATTCACATTCTGAACGGAGAACCGCATGATCAATGAACAAATCAAAGTAACAGGCGACGTAGTCGTCGTTGTTACCGGGCCCGACGGCAGAGAAAAAGATCGCCGCGAGATTAAGAACTTGGTCGTCACGACTGGTAAGACATTCATTGCTTCTCGCATGGTCGGGGTTTCCTCTAACGTAATGAGCCACATGGCAATTGGGTCTGGCTCGGCCTCGCCGGTTGCCGGTAACACTGCGCTTGCAACAGAGCTTGGCCGAATGGCTCTTGACTCATCCACCTTCAACAACAACTCGGCAAGTTACGCCGCCACTTTTCCAGCCGGTACGGGTACCGGGGCAATAGCTGAGGCTGGAATTTTTAATAGTGCCGCAGGCGGAATCATGCTGTGTCGAACTGTGTTTGGTGTTGTAAACAAAGGTGCTGATGACGCCATGAGCATCACCTGGTCGATCACCGTCAGCTAATCCAACGGAGTACTGGTTCATGGCCGCTCTAACACTGCGCTTGGTCAAGGGGTCTGCCCTTACCAACGCCGAACTGGACGCGAACTTTACCGCGCTCAACACCGAGCTCGGGCAAAAGCTCGTCTCCTCGGACCTGACTCCGTACCTCCAGAGCGCAACAGCCGCCAGTACGTACCAGACAATCAGCGGGATGTCGTCGTATCTGACGACCGCAAACGCAGCATCAACATATCTTCCTTTTGCCGGCGGAACACTGACCGGCGGCTTAACATTCAGCGGCTCCAATCTTCTTATCGCCGCAGATCTCACCAGCTCGACCAGGCTGCGCGTACAAACATCGACAGCAAACGGGAACACCATTTTTGGTTTGCTGCCAAGCGGCACGGCAGTCAACGCACAGTTCCAGGCGCAAAACTCTTCCGACCCAAACAACGCATCTATTGCCGCACTGGTTGCGAGCTCCTCCCAGGTGCGGATCGTGTCTGGTTACATCGGTACGGGCACTCTGAATCCGATTACTTTCATCTTTGCAAATACGGAAGCTGCACGGATTACGCCGAACAACCTGAATTTTTTGATCGGCACCTCGGTTGACAACGGTACGGACAAACTCCAGGTCAACGGATCGGTATCGGCAACCTCGTTCAGTGGCTCCGGGGCGAACCTGACCGGCCTTACCTTCAATCAGATCACGACGGCCCTCGGCTACACCCCCCTGTCGCTTTCTGGGGGAGCGTTGACCGGAAACCTGTCGTTCGACGGAACTGGCTTACGTATTACCGGTGACTTCACCAGCTCCGCCAGGGTGTTCGTGCAGACATCGACGGCAAACTCAAATACCTTCTTTGGGCTCCTGCCAAACGGGACGGCCACCAACACTCAGTTCCAGGTCTTTGGCTCGTCTAACACAAGCGACTCGTCGTACGGCACTCTGACAATCAATGCCTCAGCGGTTCAGATTCAGTCTGCCGCCACGGGCACCGGATCGGTTCTCCCGTTCCGAATCATGATGTCCACATCGGAGGCGCTGCGCGTTGCCACCACTGGCAACGTATTAATTGGCACCACCGCTGACACAATTACGGACAAGCTCCAGGTCAATGGATCTGTCTCTGCGACATTCTTCAACGGCTCTGGAGCAAACCTTACAGGATTAACGTCGGGCCAAATCACGACCGCCCTGGGATTTACGCCATACAACGCTACAAATCCCAGCGGTTACGTCAATCAAGAGGGCGTGAGAAGCGCAATCAGCGCCACTGGGTCAATCAGCTACAACAGCTCTACCGGCGTGCTGAGCTATACGACGCCGACCACCGACGGCGTCAATGAAGGCGCAACCAATCTGTATTTCACCAATTCCAGGGCTCGAAGCGCCATCAGTGTCACGCAGAACCTGAATTATGACTCGAGCACAGGGGTCATCACTGGGCCAAATCTGTCTGGGTATCTAACTTCTGCCACTGCGGCCAGCACGTACCAGCCTA